CCTTGCATAGGCATTACCCGCAACTTCGGTGCCCGCATCGGCATCGGTCGGGTCGTCGGTGTAAAGGGCCACATAAACCGCCGCCGGGCTTGTATAGGACACGTTGCGTAAAACGTGTTCTATCAGCTTGTTTTCCAGATAGTTACTTAGCTGTGACATTACTTTGCCCCCTTATGCTACGTAGTATACGTCTACGTCAACGTCGTTCAATGCGCTGTCAAGGTCAAGGGTGTTCTGCGCTAACACCGTTGAACTGGTGGTTACGGTCGGTGCATTAGCTTCCTTTACATCGTCAAGGAAGGTTAAAAACACCGTATTGTGGGGCAGTTCGTGCATAAGCCCCAGTTTATCGGTTAGTCCTACCTTGACGCTGTCAGTCCCCGCCGTGTTGGTCTTGACCGGCAGAACAACGCTGGTAACTTCCTTGAACGCTTTTAAGCCCACAACAAGCGTGTTCCCGTTCAGCGCTATAGTTTCAGTCAAGGCGTTGTCCGCTATGTCGGTGCCGTTGATAACAACGTTACCTACCTGCTTATCTTTACCGCCAGACAGGTTTGTCTTGACCAGCGCATCTACAAGACCGCTACCGTTGCCTTCCATAGTTATATCTACCAAGGCGGCTATGGCCGGAACGTCGTCAAGCGCGTCTTTCAGCAAGGTAGCCGTGGTCGTTCTGGCCCCGTCACTGCCACCGGCAAGCGGGGTAGATACCAGCGCGTCAACTTCGCCGCTGCCGTCCCCTTCTACGGCAATATTGACAAGGGCCGCTATAGCGGGGACATTATCAAGGGCATTTTTCACCTGCGCCGCCGTGCTGGTCAAGGCACCGTCGCTGCCCCCGGCCAGCGGGGTTTCAAGGCAAGCGTCAACAAGCCCGCTTCCGTCGTCTTCTACAGCCACAGTAACAAGGGCCGCTATGTCTTCATTGTTGTCAAGTTCCGTTTTAAGCAAGGCCGCTGTGGTCGTTCTGTTGCCGTCAGCGTAAGCCAGCGTTACGGAAATATCGGTGCCCACTATAGCCACGACTAGGGGGGCGTCCTGTCCAGGGTCGGTTATGGTCAAGGTTATGTCATTACCAGCGGCCCCCGCCGCCTTTGCCGTTAAAGTTATACCGCTGTTGACTGCCGCACTGTCAAACGTCTTGCTTGCCGCCACTAAGGCACTATGGGCAAGGTTCACCGTTAGGTCGGTATTAGCTAAACTAATTGACAGCGGGCCGGGGCCATTGTCTATCAAGGCAACGGTTATATCGTTGCCTTCCGCGCCCGCCGTATCGGCAGTGAAGGTCAAGTCGCTGTTGACCGCTTGACTATCCACAACAAGGGAAGCCGCCACCTTTGCACTATGGGCAAGGGTTACAGCTATGTCGGTATCGTCTAGTTCCACCGCCAAGGCACCGGCCACACCGGGGTCAGTAATAGTAAGCGATATATCGTTACCGTCCTGCCCGTTTGCGTCTGCCGTTAGCGTCAAATCACTAAGCGCCGCCGCACTGTCATGCACAAGGCTTGCTTTAGCCGCTACCCCGCTGCCGGTTATATTGACACAACGGGTAACGTCCGGGTCAGTAACGCCGGTAGTCTTGGTTTGCACGGCAGCAGTAAGCAGGGTAGATGCCAACACATCATCGTCTGCACCGACGGCAGGGGCTTCGATAGTCTGATGTGCGATAAAGCCCATATCTACCTTGCCGCCGTCTGTGCCTTTCAATTCCTGATTCAAACTGGGATTGTAAGGGTATCTTGACATTAGCTTTCATTCCTTTCTAATTAAGCCGGGGGTTTACCGCCCCCGGCCAGTTTTAATTCTTACGCGGGCAGAATAACTGCCGCCGGGTATCTGTTCGCTTCCACCGGCTGCATACGGTGAATCGGGTTAGGACACTGCCAACCCAAGCGCATAACCACACGCAGTGCAACCATATCTTGCTGCGCCAAGTTGTAAACTATGGCGCCGGTTCCGTCCTGTATAACCGCTTCAGTAAGCAGTTTATAGGTTACGTCCTGCCTGATAGCATACACAAGCTGCGAAAAGTCACCGGCCATAAAGTGGAAATTCGCTTCACTTATGACACCGTTTCTTGACCAGCCTATCGGCAGACCGTAAGGCCCGACATCAGGCATACCCTGCGTGATAGACGGCACGAACAGAAGTTCGCCGTTAGCACCGCGAAGGCCGCGAAGCCGTGATTTTGCAGTAGCCGGGGCCATCCAGCCCCGCACTTCAAAGGAATCTGCTTCCACCTGTGCCATCACCATGTTGATATCGTCTATCAAGTCACCGTTTCCATCGCCCAGTTGTATAGTGTTACCGGCGGCAGCAGTAGCCGTCAAGAAGTCATCCGGCCAGTTAGCCGGGGCGCCAGTCCCCGTGATTATGGCGTCGTCGATAGCCACACCCAAGGCTTCAATCAAGCGGGGCCGCACTTCCCCCCAAATGTCATAGGCACTATCATCTAATACCGCTTCCGGTATAGGCACGATGACGGCCAGTTCTTCGGCGTAGATATACTTGTTTGACCATTCCATTTCGGTAGTCTGTTTCAAACCGGTATCCCCGGTTACGAAGTAAGCAGTAGGCAAACCCGCCAGCACCGGCATCTTTGACTGTGCGGTCGTCATATTCGGCAGGCGCCGCATAAGCCGCAAAGTGATAGCCTGTTCTGCCGCCCCCTGAACTATTTCCCTGCTTACGTCTTCAGGAATTAAATCGGCTGCATCCACCCTTGTAATTTGGCTGTTATAGGGCATAATAAATCACCTTTCCTTTTCTTGGCTACCGGGTTTGAACCCGGTGCGTTTAGCGTCCGGCCACACGCCGGATAAAGTCGTTCATACTTTTCTTCTTCCCCCCGCCGTCTAAGTGGTCACTGCCACTTTGGCCCGGCGTCGCTGTCTTTTGCAGTTTAGGATTAGACTTTAAAAGGGTTTGCACCTTCTTCTTGATGTCTGCGCTGTCTTCCGGGTCAAGGTCTTCAAATAGCCCTTCTTCCCGTAACAAGGCCCGTGTCAACTTGCGGTCGGTTCCCAGTTCGTCGCAAACATCAATCAAGGCCGTTGATATATCGGCCCGCCGTCTTCCGTCTACTGCTTCTTTCAACTGCTTCTGTAATTCTTTGGGGTCTGCGCCTTCCAGTTTAAGTTCTTTAGCCACCAGTGCTTTCAGTTCATCAAACTGTCGTTGCAGGTCGTTCTTTTCCGTCCGGTGCCGGGCGTTTTCCCGGCGTAATTCCGTTATTGCGGCATCGTGGGCGCCTGTCCCACCTTCGCCGCCAGCACCGCCTTCAGCCTGTCCGGCGGTCTTTTCTTCACCTTCCATATAGATACACCCCCCTTCAAGCTATCATAACATTATTTTACTGTGCTTACAAGCACCCAATATTTACACTTAACAGTGTTATCCCGTATATCTTGCGGTATCCCGTTCGGATAGGGGATACACTTTAAGGGATAGGCCAGATTCTTTTCACAGCCCAAACACGGTGGATACATACCAACACCCCTTAAAGGGTCAAAGGTTTAACCTTGCCCTTAATAATCTTTTCAATTAACGTTACCATTTCACGCCGCATATACTGCTTATAACCCCTGAAATATAACGCCCAGTTTTCGGCAACACATTCTTCCCAACTGTCGAAACTGCGTATGCTTACCGCATAATACCGCGTGTCCCCCCCACGGGGCAGCTTATCGGCAATTAGGGCCGCCGCTTCATCGGACATACGTATGTTTTGCCCGAATAACCCGCCTATATCGAATTGCGGCAAGTAACTATAGTGCAACCAGTGTCCGAATTCATGTTCATACGCCATACCTACTATGCCATAAGATTGACTGGGAATGACACCCACGTTTATTACCATCTGTCCAGCGTAACGTAACTTACCATTAGCTATTCTTGCGCTGTCAAGATATGCTTTAATCAGTTCCCTTTCGCCCACCTTCCACGGCTTCGGCAACGCCGCTATAGCTTGTTTAGCAAGCGCTGTGCAAAACTTTTCATCGAATATCAAGTTAAGCCCGTGGGACATAGTGATGGTGCCGCCCATAAAGTCCGTAGTAGCGTTTAAATACATGTCATTCGTTACGTTATACCACTTCAAAATATACGGCTTATCACCCGTCAACTTGTATGTTCGGTCTATCGCCTTTGTAAGGTCTATCCAGTCCCGTTCAGTGGCAAGCGTGAATCCTTCCACTTTGTGTATGCCAAACAGTTTCTTAATATACTGCTGTGCAATATACCCGTTGTTCTTGAAGTGGAACTTTAGTGTTGCGCCTACCGGGTCGTTCTGCAAGGCTACCCATCTGCCATACCAGAAATCAAGGTGTTGTTTTGTAAAGGTATCACCAAGCGCCGCCGCATACCGCCGTTGCCAGTATTCAAGGTTTCTTACCACATAGTTTTCATACTGGCTTACTTCATAGCCCAATTGGTCGTAAGTGGTAATAGGAAACATTTCTTCTAAGTCCATGCCTTCTTGCCAAGGGATAACATAGTGACGGCAGTTAGGATGAAACAGGCCGGGGAAGTCATCTATTGACGGTAAGCCTTCCGGGTTATCGCCAAAACCCAACCATACCTTTTTACCTTCTGCCGGATAGCATCGGGGGCATTCCGCTGTTACATCATTGATAACACCGTATTGTGTTTCTTCATCGGCCATTATTTCCCCGGCTGCTTCCCGGTAGCCTTGCATTAGTTCTTCATCTATCATACGTGAACCCTTTCCCGGCTATTTCGCCCAACTTTTGGTCGAAGAAAGGCCCGGCAGACCGTAACAAATTGTATCCTGCCATACAACGGTTCAGTATAACCACATTACGCCGGGCAAGGTAGTTTATAGACACAGCCGCCCGGCGTTCTATGATGGGTGTTAAATCCCTTTGGCTGCCCTTCAGGCTTGACTTTTCCCTTGCCAGTTCCACCATTTCATAAAAGGCAGCCCTTACTAATACGTCCATACCTTGCATTTCTTTCCTGATAGCCTTTGCTGCCTTGTCCCTGAAAGCAAAGTAATCCAGCGTTGAATCATCACGTAAAAGGGCTATAAGCGCAAGGTTAATTCTTTGGTCTACAGCCTTAAAGGTCTTACGGTGTTTCTTTATTAGTGTCTTCGGTTCCAATTAGTTTATCCTGTCCTATCATAAATTCAGCGTCCATTGCCTGCGCTGCCTGCTTATCTTTAGCTATACGGTTGATTTCCTGTGCTATATCCGCATCGTTCCAGTCGGGGTGAATCATCTTTATCATCTGATACCGGCTTACAGCATCGGCTGCCTTTAAGGCCGTAACCGTCTGCGATAGTTCCAGTATATCGGTTACTATGCCATCTGCTATTTCAACCGTGGGCCTAAAAGGCGTTACCCCACTGTTTAATATTTGTGCGTCTACTATCAATGCCAGTTCAAGTATATCAGTTATGGCCGTCTTCCAGAAACGGCTTTTCTTCTGCGCCGTGGACAATGACTTTCTTTCCCGGACACGCAGCGCTATACCGCTTTCCCCCCGGCCTTCTATTTCCATGCCGAAAGTTTGCGGGCTATACCCTGCCACACCGACGATACGTGTAACCAGTTCGCGAATAACCGCTAAGTAGTCTTCTGAACGGATATCGAACTGGTTCATGGTTATTTCGGCCTTTTCAGTCATAGGGTCTATATCCAAGGTGCTGTAGGCTTCCTTGTCTAAGTCAAAGGAAAAGCTGGTGCCATCCTGCTTCAAGAACTGTTCCGGTATCAATAGGCGCCCCTGCCCCAAGCGACAATCCCGCATAAGGCCGGTGTATGCTTCATCCAAGCTATCCATCAAGCCTTCACTGCCCGATAGGTCTGACAGGCCGGTATCTAAGTTGCGCCACCGCTTGTTCGGTCTACTATTCGGCACATAACGCACCAGCAAGCCCGGTATGCCGGTATTGAACATAGGAACTAAGCCTTTAGTTTCTTCTACTTCGGAAAGCGATACCTTACTGCCCAGTTTTTCTTCGTCTGAAGACTTGTATAACCCATGCAGGATAACACCATTACCCGCTTCATCCATTTCATGCCGTTCAAGGTGTCGATAGTATACGCTGTCCTGTGTTAAATCACCCACACGACGCCAGAAGGTAACGGCGGTAAGAATACGGAACTTGAATTCAGGTATAGCTGCGTCTGCCTGCACCAGTGTTATGATGGGATAGTCTGCAAGTAGTATATCCCAGTCTACTTTCAGGAAGACACCGCCCATAGCGGCAGCGCTTTCAGCACCTTCAGGCAGTAGGTTAAAGAAGCTGTTCTTGTCCATGATGTCTTGCAGGCGTTCTTGTGTCTTTAGCGCTTCCGGGTTGGTCTTGACTTCATAGTCTGCCCCGCCCGTGGTAGGCTGTATAGCCTTACCCGCCGGTGCCTTAACAGTGGTGTTGTCTACGTCTTCAGGCACACTTGCTTCTTCTATAAAGATATTCGGGCTTTCACCGAATAACATAGCGGCAGACATACTGCACAAGTCAGATGCTATTGGAACATGCAACTGCACCCGCTTGTCTTCGGCCACAGAACGCGCCCAAAACCGGCTGCCGGTTACATTGCCCACAATAGAAGCGTAAAGGTTAGCCAGCGTTGTGGCATCCCCACCATACCAAGCCGCCCATTCTTCCATGGCTTCGGCAAGGTCTTCATCTATAGGCGGCCACAAAGTTTCGCTATCATTCGGTAAGGGCATAATACATCACCTTTCGTTTCATGAATAGGTAGCCGTCTGGCTACCTATCCGTCGGTAGTTTCGATTGAATATCCTTGATTATAGCAGTTTTATACCAGTTATGCCAGATGCTTCTTGTCCCTGCTACACCATAGCGTAAGGCATCAGGACCATGGCTTGCTTCGTGGGCGGGCTTGGTTTCGCCCCGCAAGGCTGCTTTTTCATCCCATGCATAGGCCGTAAGTTCCTTGTCTAAGCCCATTAGCCCCGGCCTGTATAGTTTAAGCCTGCCCGTTGATAAAAGCAAGTGGGTAAAGCGTATGCCGTCCAGCACTTCATTCCAGCCACCAGTCACTTCCCGTCTACGCAGGCTATCATATAAATGCACTATGAGACTGGCGGCAGACGGGTCCACAAAGGTAGACTGTAAATTAAAGCCGGTTACAAAGTCAAGATACATCTTACCAAGCCTGCTATCATCGGCACGGGGTTGACGCTTCGACACTGCATCATACCTGAATTCTTTGGTTACATACAGGGTAGGCAGGGGCATAATGTTCGGCCCCCTGTCCATGTAGCCCAAGCCAAGCATTAACATAACCGTCGGGTCTGTGATTCCGTAATCGATTGAACACCAGTATTTCATTATAGGCGGCAGGGTATCGACTAAGTATTGTTCCGGGTCAAGATCATATACCGCCCCTTCTGCCAAGCACCACAGGCCAAGGATATACCGCTTGAACCACAGCCCGGTATATTCACGCTTAATAGCCGCTATGTATTCAGGGTCAAGGTTCGGGTTATCGTCTAAGGTAAACTGATAGCAAGCCATTCCAAGTTCTTCTGCCCTGTCTATGTAACCTGTCTTTAGCCAGTGGTAAGGGCTATCCGGGTTAGTAGTGGCAAACAGTTTAGCCCCCCTTACAGATAAACGGGCCAGCAGTTGCACAAAAAAGTCTTCAGGGTAAAGCGTTAGTTCGTCGCAGTAAGCACCAGCAAGGGTAACACCACGTATCTTGCCTTCTGCCTTGATATCGTTAACACCTATGATGATAACTTTACGGCCAAGTAGATAACCTTCGCCCTTGTAGATGTTAAAAGTAAAGTTAGCATCCCCCACCATATCAAGCAAGGGAAGTAGGATGTTTTCTTTAAGGGTTCTGCCCGTCTTGCCAAACATGGCTAAGTTGCCGGGGGGCGCCGCCTTGACATAGTTAACCCATGCAGCAAGGCTAGTAATTGTCTTACCGCTTCGCACACTGCCCCACCACAGATTCAAGCGCTGGTGCGGCCCCATGATGCTTCTTGACATATTAGGGCTAAACTTACCCCAAGGGAACATGGTTGCCTTCCATATCTACAAGGTATTCGGGCTTGGTATCACAGCCGGGGCAAACACCGGTAGGTATGCAGTGGATATACCACAGCCCGCAGGTGGGACATTGAAAAGCAGGTTTAGTAGACATAGACGTGTCCCCCTATCGGTCTTGATGCTGTGCTGCTATCAAGATAAGCGTTGCAATAAATGCAGTTTATCCCGGCAGGCGTGTAGTTATCACAGAAGGGACAATACACCAGATACATGATGTCGCTGGCATTAGTCGTTGTAATAGAATTCATACTGAACGCATCCTTCCTTTAACGGGCAGTTATCACAAGCACAGGTAACCGGTTCATATTCAGTCAATAGGTATTCGGTTTCGGTTATATAGTCTTCGCCTGCCGGTGTGGTTACACGGGCCAGCTTACCGAATACTTCCACTTCGATACCTTCATCAGTCTGCCGCTTCATCCAGCGCATCTACTTTAACCATCCTTTTGATACGTAGTCTTGCCCTTTGCTTCACGCTTTCAGGTGCATTCAATTGACGGATGCCTTCTTCAATAGCTTCTGCCATCCTGTCAAGCGCCTTGTTGCTTGTTTCTTCATCCTTCATAAGTCTGGCTTCAGACCGTCCATACATCTTCGGCCAGCGTCTTTCAAGTAGTGTCATGGCCGCTTTCCAGTCCTTTTCAGGGCCGGTTGCCGCGCCCACTACCACGGCTATCAGCATATCTTGCGCTTGGCTTTCTGCCGCTTTTATAGATTGGAAAAGTTGGACACATGCTTGTTGATGAACTGTAGCTTGTTCAATAGGTGCTTCGCTTTCTATCAAGCGTTCAGCTTCCTTCATCCATTTGTAATAGGTGGATTGGTCAACGCCTACCAAATCACAAGCCACACAAACGTAATTACCGCGTTTAACGGCTTCAACTAAGGCTTCGTGAACGGCAGGTGTAAGTTTACTTTGATTGCCCGGCATACGCTTTTCCCCCTTAAAGCGATTATATCACGGGGGCTTACTTGCAGTCAACAAAAAGGCCGGGCGGTGTTTTTATTTTGAACCGCCCGGCCCATTGTCTGGCATGGCTATAGCTATCAAGTGACGGCGGCCAACCCGGCAGAATCGATAGACTTATCCTTGCTTCATCCCGGACAAACTTTATAATAGCCCCCGGTGGAATCCGCTTTATCAGTGCGGCCCTTCCGGGGGCTTGCCCTGCACAGGGGGCTTGCCGCTGTGTCTAAAGGGCTTATCACCCGTTGCCGGTTCGGGTGTGCAGGTGAACGGCTTTTTAAGGGTTGTATTTACCGGTAACCCACATGGCGTTGCACCGCCGGGCCGGGAACAAAGTCCCGCTGCCCTATGGAAACATTATACACTAATCTTGTGTGGCAATCAAGGTTATCTTGTCTGTTATAACGTGTCCCCGGAAGCCGCGCTTTGTCGGGCTTATCAGGCTTTGTCTTAAAGAACTGCACATTCATAATAACAACCGGTATTGCGATTATCGCCAGTGGCGCCACCATAATCAATAAACCATTATCTACCACTTCTTTTTCACCCCCTTTACGGCACCATAAATAACGGCACCTAAACCTATGACACCGGTTAGAAAGCTAAAGACCAACACAACCAGCAATATCAATTCAAGCATTATATTTCCACTTCCTTTGGTTTAGTAAGGGCCGGGCTTCGATTGGTCCCGCCCGGCCCCATTGTTTGCCTACGTGAAAGGGGGTTCACGTTTACGACGCCGTTATCGTATCACGTAGGAAGATTGCTGTCAAGCCCGGTATATGTTTCCAGTAGGCTTTCTGCCGGGAAATGGATATCGATTATATAGCCCCCGCCCGGCGTGTATTCACAGCTATAAGGCAAACCCATAAAGAATAGCGCTTCCTGAATACAGCCTACCTTATAACCAGCGTCTTCCGCTTCTTCTATTTCGACAAGGAATCGGTGACTGTGCATCTGTCAT